CATGTGTCAAGACTGGAGATATAAAGATATGGAATAGTATAAGTGATGCAGCAGCAGATGTCGCAGGTGATAAGAAGAGAAATGGTAATATTGTACTGGCAGCCCGTAATGGATGGGAAGCATACGGGTACACATGGAAAAAGATAGGTAAGAACCTACACAAACGTAAAATATATGGTGTACACAAGTCTAATGGTAAGAAGACAATGGTATATGAGTCTATATCTGCTGCCGAGCGTACTATTAATGGTAAACGTGGCGGTGGTATTCGTAAATCGTTATTATATCCTGGTAAAAGGACATGGAAAGGTTATTATTGGTATTATGCCGACTAATTATTCTTTATCTGGTGGATTATCAGGTGCAATGAGGTGACCACCAATATGATGATCAGTCCACATGTTGTGTATCCATCCTGTTACAATATACTTGTTACCACTTAGAACCATGTTACCCTTGTGTTGATGTGTCCATTGTGCTGGCCAGATCACAATAGTACCTGGTTCTGGGGTTATTCTTCTCTTTTGATATAAGAACTCTGTTTCTCCCCCTTCAAAATCATTATTGAGATACAACATCCAGACTAGTGCCCTGTCACTGTGCTGTACTGATTCTCCTAATTCATCGTGCCAGACATGGTATCCACCACCTGCAGGTGTCTTTTGTACCTTATTGAAGTTACTGTAGAATGACTTGTTGCGTAGTGTACCATAACGTGCAATGTATTCATCAATTGCATGGTATAGGTACTCTGTAATCAATGATACAGAACATATACATCCTTCTTCTCTTATGGATGGATCATATGATGTACTGGTACAATAGTCATCAATATGAATGAGGTTATATGACCTGTCCATTCTTCCGCCACTTGCATTCATGAACTGTGTTTTCCCGTCCATCATGATATCCCCGTGTCCACTCTCTCTCCATTCCTCGTGTAGTCTCTTGACCTCATCATTATGGCAACATGCCTGATCAAGGAACTCAAACTTCTTGATTATTTGATCACAATTGCTCTTGGGGAATACATTGTGATATATTGAAATAAAATCATCACCGTGTTCGATGAAATCTTCGTTTACTCCGTGCATAATGTTTTCAGATTGGCTTGTATTCTATTATTTAGAATGCTTTTATAAGGAACTGCATTCTCATGGACTGTTGGATGGGGTTGGCACTGTGTGTATGTGAACTTGGACTGTTTGCACCTGCATTACCCATGTTATATGAGAAGTTGGTACGAGGTCCCATTCCAAGGGCAGAACCTGCGTCTCTTGGACCATAACTTGTACTACCAGGACGTGCACATGGAGTATAGTTACCTGAACTCCACCATCCACCACCTCGTGTGGGACATGGTGACTGAATCCATCTTCTCCATCTTCCTCTTCTGATTAGTATTCGATATGACATACATGCTCTTCCATCCCAACAACGTGGACTGTTGACGACTGCACCCCAGTGGTTTGGTTGTCTGGTTACATTGACGTTATTGGTCAGGTTATAATTCTGTCGTGGTAGATTATGTCTGTGTCTTGGCCACTGTGATGTATTTAATGCTGTACTACCAAATGATGATGATGTATTACCACCTCGACTACCGAGTGTCTCACCATTACGTTGAACAACGACATCATCAGGACTCATGTTCGGTACGGTAAATGTACCAGTACCATTGAGATCACCATATGGGTAAGTGTCACCTCCATCATACTGACCAGACACAACAGATGCCAGACCACGATATCGGACGTTACTTACACCCGTAATTGTGTATTGTGTCCCGTCACACTGTAAGTATCCGTTCGGAACTGAATTACCTGCCCATGTTATGATTGTACCAATGGCAGTATGATCGTTTTTGAATTGATTGTATCTTAATGCCATGTTATGCTGACTGTATGTAATAATTTAAAAAGATGGACGGTTGCAATGTCGATGCTTCACTATGACTATGACCAGATGTGGCATTGTTCAAATAACTACTTGCACTCTCTGGTCGGAAACTTCTATTATAACTGGGAGTATATGATGCAACCTGAACCTGACCAGATGAACTATGGTTATTTAAATTGATTGAGTATGCATAACCTGTATTGGCATTTATACTATGAGTATGTGATGGTACTTCACTACTTGTCAATGTATGTGGATCTATTGCCATATTTGCAGATCCAGTTTGTTGTGCCATATTCGCAGCAGAAGCCATGTTCGGTGCACCTCTGAGTGTTCGTCCTATTAAATTTGGTACTTTGAATGTAAATGTACTACCAGGAAGATCGGTTACGTTCGGAACATACTGATCACCACCATAGACATTGCTTATTGTTCTGTGTAGTCTTCTGTACTGGAAACCATTAAGACTCTGACCATCACATAGGATATACTTATTTGCAAAGTCAGTAGGAATACTGGCAACCAGTACAATGGTTCCTATCCTTCCACCTTTTGACTTTCCTTTGAAATAGTTTTGTGCGATTCCCATGGTTCAGTTCCAGTTATCGTCCTTGACGGTGTACTTGTACTTAATAATGTACTTTGTCGTCAAATCTAATTGACGATTACTTGCATTCACACTATGAGAGTGATTATTACCAGATCCACCAGATCCACCAGTACTGTTTGAGTTGTATATGGTTCTTCTATTGAATCCTGTAAACTGTTTCCAGTTTCTACTACCACTACCTGTCCTGTATTGGTTATTGGATCGGTTCATGTTGGTAGAAGTATTGGTATTACCACTGTAACCAACACTATGGTTATGAATAGGTAGATGACTATTACTCAATGATGCATTATTTGTATTACCAGGATCACTACCAAACGTCTGACCTTGGTTTCCTATTGCTGCACCACGTCCCAGTAATCTATTTTGTAGATTAGGAACTCTGAAATAATTAGATGTTTCCCCACCAGTATTGTATGTAGTACCAATTTCCTGATACAATTGCCAATACACATCACCACCACTGGCACTAGGACCAGGATACTCACTCCCATCACATAACAACCATCCACTTGGGGCACCAGTTTCCCTATTCGGCCATGGCATGATGGTTCCTACTTTATTACTGTCTTTAAATCTATCAAGAAATAATGGCACTTGACCTTTTTATAACATGCTACTTTGTATTTAGCATCATTGTGGATCCAAATATCTGTGTTGTTGTGACTTATATGCACCATAACTCAGTTCATCAGGGTTAGTGTCATCTTGCTTGCTTACTCTTCTCTTAATATATTCTAATTCATGCCAGTTATCCTCATAACAACAAAGACAAACATGGATACGTTTATGAAAGAATGTCGATAGATCACACTGTGGTCTTGGTTTTGTTGCTATCTCAATTGTGATGTAGTTTGATACTGGAACCCATGAATTTTTAATTCTCTTCTCATTATCATCTGGTTTTCCTTTATAATATACCCATCCCTCATGTACCATACCGAGGGCAGTAGTCCATCTTACATAGTCATTGACCTTGGGAACATAACTGTAATTATTCATCAGGCATTGCCCTTGCAAAGTCTTTTACATATGCCTTGAACATTAAATTAAACACAATGACTGTTCTGGGTTTTACACTTCTATTCTGAGTTGTGTAGTGTAATACATTACCAGGAATCACCACAATATCACCTTCTTTGACATGAGGATGATAATGAAATGTCATACCATCAGGAGACTTATAAGGAGATATAATTGCTACTGGTTCATGGGAGTCTTCATCATATCCTGCGTATAAAATACATGAGAATGCTTCATGTCCGTGATCATGTGGTAAATGTTGATGAAAAGTCTGTGCCTGTTCAATCCATGCACTTGTAACTACCATACCATGTGTCTCTTCATCATACACTGTGTCTCCACCTTCATAAGGATAGTCTTGTATGTGTCCTTTTGAGTTTTCATAGGTATCAACCATGTAGTCAAAGAATGCCTTGGATATTAGTTCTATCTCCTTGGCAAAGAAGTTAGTAAATAACTTATTTTTCCAGTCATAATAATCTTCATCCTGATTATAGAAATCAGTGGGAGTATTATAATCAGTATTACTCTGTAGTTCTAACTTATCTCCCATCAATTGTTGCAACTCGTCTGATCTCTTCACAAAATCTTCCATCGGAAATACCATGTGAGGCACACTGAATGCATGGATGGGTTCAAATCTCTGTCTTATTGGATTATCCTTGCCCCAAAACTCTTTACTAATTGGTTGCTTTTGCTCATCAATCATTTTGTGTTAGTTCCCTCAGTTGTTGCATCATGTCAAGTGATTCATTCTCTAATAACATAGAATCAATCGCTGCTTTGACTTCAAGTAAATCCTCTTGAGTCATACTAAAATTTACAGACAAATGTTGATCAGTCAGGGTCATGGTGTAGACCTCAAACTGATCAACATATCTACCAGATACTTTGATTTTACTGCTCATTAGTCAAATACGGCAGTCACTCCAGTAACGGTGGCACCAGGGTTACGAGCAAGTGCAACTTGTTTTGCATCCTGATAATCTCTAGCAATTACTCTCTCTTCAAAGATAGTACCTGCTTTAAAAAGTGTGACTTTAACTTTCATAATAATTTATGTAGCAAGGGAAAGATAGTGGTGTAATTCATCAACAGTAATTTCTACTTTTGATGCGATTTGTTCATAGGTGTATCCACCTGTGGTCATCATATCATCAACAGTTTGTTTGAACTGAGGTGAATAACGGAAAGATTCCATGTCATGGAGTAGTTGTTTCATTCTTGCCATTAGTTGTTATCCTCGTTGAATGGTGAACTGAAGTATTTTCTGTTGGCAACATACAATACTGCTAGTGCTGTGATGATACCAAAGAATCCAATAATGAGAATTGGACTTTGTGGGAAGTCATATGTTGGAATGACTGAATTGAATGATTGCATGTTTCTTTGTTTTACTTATCTTTATTGTATCAAGTCTAGGATGTTAATGGTAGGTTCTTGTGCCACTTCATTAACTGGGT